TCACTCGGCGGGCTTGACCTTCCCCGCCTCCTTCTCAGCCAGCTTGGCCGCCACTTCTAGCCGCAACCGGTCCTGATGCCGGATCACCCATTGCTCCATCCCGGCCCTGCCCGTCCACTGGTTCTCACAGAGCCGGGTCTTGTGCTGCTTGTCGTCCAGGTGCCTGTCCAGCACCACGTACCATTTGAGGTTGTCCACACGCTGGCTGATCCGGGCAACGCACTGCCCATGCAGGCAGATTGTGTCCGGGATCTGGGCATAGCTTGCCGCCTGCCGCCACTTGAAGTCAGGGGGTAGTTCCATGCCGGGGAGGATACGCCTCCCCGTCTCAGAGGTTGCGAACGGCGCTAGGTCGGCGCGGTTTGCCCCGGAATGCCATCTGCCGCGCCATCCGTGTTTGCGGGCGGCTGCGGCCAAGGCACGTTGGGGAATCCAACCACTCCCGGCAGATCCCGCAAAAGCTGGCGATACACGCCCCACTCCAGCTTCTTTGCTGCTGTCAGAGGCGCATCATCCATCTGGGTCCAGTCGGTCGACCGGAGCGCAGCGTTTCGGCGGACTCTCGCCATGATATCCAGCGTTTCATCGCTCATAGGTGTACCCGTAAACGCGGAGAACGGCAGTTAGCGATGTCCCGGACGACTGGTAGGAACAGATCATGGATTGATCAGCAGCCAGGGGGGCCGTCATCGCCATAGTAGAGTTTGGGGCAACAAAGACGATGAACCCAGGAACAGCCGGCCCTTCGGAATTAGTGATGAGCAGGAAAGCGTTCGTGGACGCGTTCAAGTTCATCATCAGGGCTGACGTAGATGTCAGCGGGACGATGGCTGACGCAGAGACGGACGTTGTCGCAGGCGATACTGGAACGGTCCCACTGAACACCGCAAATGGAGTGAGCTCCGTTGAGACCAGATAGGTGATCTGGTTGCCCGTCTGCCTGAACTTGTAGATAGCTCCTGACGCGTCAGTCCTGAAGCTGCCGATGTACCGCCGCGAGGTGTCGCCGGTCTTGGTGCGGGCGGTGCCGCTGTAGGGCGTGTCGGGCAAAGTGGTTACCGTCTCAACGTCCGCTACTCCGGAGTTGCTGTAGAGGAAATTGTGATACCAGGCGTTCGCCGACAGTGTCAGCGTCTTGGTCAGCGCAGATGGCAATGCCAACGCGCGCCCAAGCGAAGGGATGTAGGCAGATCCGCTGGTGAACCGCATCTGGCCAGGGGCCACATACTCCATCTTCAGCCCGTCGATGTACCCAGCCGGGATCGGCTGCCCGCTCATCGGCGTGACGAGGCCCGCATCGTCCTTGTAGGACGGGATGCCGGTGTCGCTTACGAACAGCGTCACCTTGCTGGATGCGGGAGTTGGAACCAGCGACGCCAGCCGCTTGAACATGGTCAGCATTACGAAACCTCCACCAGCGCGCCGTCCAGAACGATGCTGGACCCGTCGCCGAGGTTGATGGAAAGGGTGAAGAGGGCTTGCTGGTCTGCCGGAACGTAGAAGGATTGGCCGTCAGGGATGTTGTACGGGACGAAGCCGCCGCCACCGGCAGCCGAAACGATTGGCCGCCGTGGATCGGTGTTGTCCACCGTCACGTTTGCGCCTGGGCGAACCTCCTGCACGGCGGTGTCGGCCTTACCGAGCGACGCCAGAACCTCAGCAGCAAGCGAAAGAGTTGGCAGGCCAGCCGCCGCCGTCCCGTTGGCTACATCGATCTGTGTGGCCGTGCCGGTAATCGTGGCTGCCTTGGTGCCTGTTACCCTGCCCTTGGCATCCCTGGTGATCGCCAGCAGCGTCCCGGCGCCAGAGTTTGCAACGTCGGCGAGTCCGAATGTGGTTACGCCGTCCGCGCCGACGGTCTTCGTTAGCTCCCCAGCAGAAACCGAAATTGCCCCGGATACGGGAAACCAACCTTTCTCCCCAGTCGGCCCAGTTCCGTAGTACTTCGTATTGCCCGGTGCTGCCGTGTCGCCCTGCAGGGTGATGATGACCACGCCGCCCGGCTGCACGACGCCGTTTACAGTGATGGACTGCTGGCCTAGGATCTGGAAGTTCAGATCCTGTCCCTCCTCCAGCTCGGCGACCTTGACGGCCAGCGCCTCGTACAGGGCCCGCAGGTCATCGCTGGACTGCGCCGAAGCCATCCGCAGGAAGTAGTTGGCCCATGACTGGGTAACCCGCCCTGACTGGTCAACGACCGGCTGATCAAAGCGCGGCTGTTCGGCAGGAGTCGGCATTAGCTGGCCACCTTGCCCACCGCGCGCCAGGTGATCGGGATGGGATTGCTCAGATTGAACTGAGATCCGACCGCATCAATGTTCAGATCCCAGTAGACGGTCAGCTGGGTGGTGCTTGTGGTCCAGCCTAGGCAGCCGATGAAGCCAGCAGACACAACCCCGGAACCTCGGGCAATTCCCACAGAGGCGGTCGGCGGGTTCACGTATGCCGTCGGGAACGTGATGACGGTCGAGGCCAGCTTTGTCCCGCTGGCCGGGATGCTGCCGGTCCCCCACTGATCGAGGATCACCGAGCTGGCGCCCGTGATCTTTACCGAGGTGTCCGTGGTGACCACGGGCGACGCAGGAATGGTGGGCTGGGCAATCCAGATCAGGTCGCTACCGTCCGTGCTGAGGATCTTGTTGGCCGAGCCGGTGGGATCGGGCGCCTGGCGAATAGAGTCCCACTGCAGGGTCGACCCGTCATTGGTCAGGAACTTACCGCTCTGCAGCGCCGGGATTGCCAGGCCGTCATCGACCCCGCTATCTACATCCCGGGTCCAGATCGTGGCCCCCAGCGAGTCCAGTAGCCGGACCGAATAGGAGCCGTCCAGCCAGATGTTGGTGTTAGCCCGGCCCGAGCTGTCCAGCGGGACAGGATTGGCATTGGGGATGGTCATATCCGGGTCGGACCATGTGCCCTTCGGGGTGGTCGTGCCGATCTGGTAGAACTGCAGGCTCCCACCCGCCACGGGCTGCAGGCCCGGCAGGTTGAAGAAGACCGGAGCGGGGTTGTAGAACCTGTACGCCATGGGATGCTCCAAAGAAAAAGCCCGCTCAGGGGCGGGCTTCATGTGGCTAGTTCGGGGTGGTGTTAGGATTCGGCCGTCTACCGCTCAGAGGTCGCTATGCACTGGCTCTACGCTATCGGCCTGAAGGCCGTCATTGCCCCAGCAATCATCTTTCTGTACTGGCTGATCGCCATCAAAGGCGGCAATGCCCTTGTCAACTTTCTCGTACCCAGCAAGAAGTGGCGCGAGTTTCTGACCAAGGACCGCTATTACCTCTGACCTTGGGTCAACACCGGCTGCGAGGAGTTGGCCGTTGCCAATGCCAGCTGGTTCAGGGTTTTGCGCAGAACCCCGGCATCTTCGCTGGGCAGTGCGGCCAGAACACGCTTGGCCTCGTTGGGGTTCGCCATCAGAAACGCCAGGCGCTCGTTGAGTCGCTGATTAGCAGCCGACTCGAAATGCTCAAACAGTGGGCCTACCCACGGCAGCCGGCCGGCCACACCCCGAACCGCCGTCCTTTCACCAATGCTGAGACGCTCCGCCGTCTGGCTGCCGGCGGTCGCCGAGCGGTTCCGCTGAGCGATCCGCTGCATGTCATCTTGGATGGCGCGCAGAGAGGCTAGATCATCTGGCGTCAGGATGTCGGCGGCCTTGGCCTTCTTGAAGTCAGTGGCTTTGGCGGCGATGGCATCCAGGTCATTGGTCGCCCGAGCCACACCGGCCGGAGTCAGGATCGGGTTGCCCAACTGATCCTGTGCAGTGCTGGACGAGCGGCTGAGGATCTCCCGCCCAACTTCCATACGGTTGATGGGTTTGGAAGCGGTCCGGTATGCATCGAGGTATTCGGGGAAGCTAGGCGCCCGGGCAGCCAGATTTTCGTCAATCATGTCCCGCATCTGGATCAACTCTCGGCTTGCTGCACGGGCTGAGGCGTCATCACCAGCCGCGCGACCGTTGAGCAGATCTCCGATGTACTTTCGGACGTTGTAGAGGCCCCCAACAGAATCGCCTGTCTGATCCAGAGCGCGGGAAACGGCGTTGGCGGCGTTCTGTACGTTGGGATTTCCGGCGCCAGATCTGGCGATACCACGGATGTTCTGGCGGAGCTGTGACAGGCCAGTAGACGATCTAAGCATCAGAGCGTCCGCCAGATCATTCCGGGACTTTGTCTCGATACCTTCGGCAAAAGCCCTTTCGCGCAACCCCTCAGAAGCTGCATTGCGAGCACTCTCGGCCGCAGCCATCTCGGCATCGCTACCTGCGATCCGCTGCAGTTGGGCTACGCGCGCAGCATTGTTGCTTAGATCTCCCGCCTCGAAAGCGCCTCGGTTCTGGGCACGCAAGGTGTTCTCTAGAGCCATCAGGCCGGAATCGCCACTTGCCTCACCGAGAGTGCGCTGCACGCCAGGCACAGCAGACGGGGTAATCGCCAAGGCATTGGGGTTGGTCGCTTCACGGGCTAGTACGTTTGCCACCCGCTGGTCGGTAGAACTCAAACCGCCTTGGGTGAGTACATTCCGAGCGCCACGGTAGAGTGAGCCCAACGCGTTACCAGCCGCAGCACCAAGCCCGCCGAACGCGCCACCAGCAAGGGCATTGACTGCACGCTGGCCGTCACCTGTGACCGGCTGTGCGGCGCCCAGGGCGGCGCCCTGCAGCGCACCGCCACGGATGGTAGTCGGCAGCACCGCAGAGGCCACAGACGTGCCTCGCGCGGCCACGCCGGGGCCGATCAGCTGCAGGAGATTGCCAGTGATGTTGCCCGCGATGCCGGCGCCAGACTCCATGAGGGGAGCGTCCAGCTCTGCACGGTCGCGAGCCTCTTGCTGCAGCCGGTCCGAGAACCCACGCTTGCCGATCTCCCGCGTGACGAGGCCGGGGATGCCAGCCACCAAAGGGCCAAGATCCGAGGACAGAACCTGGGCGGTCCCCAGCGCGTTATCCATTACGGATTTGCCGGCGCCAGCCCAGAATCGCTCCAGTCCGCTCATCCCCTCAGTCGGATCCGGGGGAAGCGCATTGACCCGAGGAAGATCGGTGATCGGAATGTCATCCTGGACAATCGGATCAGCGTCCCATGGGTTGCCCTGAGCCATGGCCTGCGGCGCATCCTGCATCGGTGCGGGCTCTACGATGGGATCTGCATCCCACGGATTAGCCATTAGCGCTTCCTCCGCTGGGTGCCGTCAGGCGCGATGAACAGGGCACCGGAAGGCAGTGCGTTGTACTCGGCGGCGGACTGGATCTGGCGGGGCGCCGAGGGGCGGTCCTGACGGTTTGCGTACTTGGAATTCAACTCGCGGATCTGCCTCAGCGCAGCAACGCGCGTCGGGACAGGGAGTGCGTCGTTCGCCAAGTCGCCAGCCATCTCCTTGTAGAGCTGCACGTCCTTATCGGACTGCGGGCCCTCCATTCGCGGCATCTTGGAGGTCAGCTGCCCTGCAATGGTCCGCAGCGCAGCAGTGGCCTGGGCGCCCCTGGTAGACTGCCCGACCGCGCCTGCCAAGCGGTCTACGCCAGCGCCAATCAAACTACCGGTCGCCCCGCCATTGAGGAGCGTCTCCGCCTCATCCAGAAGGTCCAGGGCGGTATTGGCATCGCGCGTGCGTGTCGTCTGCAGCTTGTTCGCGTCAGCCTGGGCGGTTACCTGAGCCTTGCCCGCCTCTTGGGCAAGCGCTGCTTGGGTACGAGCAGCCAGTTCCTGCGGCAAGTACTGCTGTTGGACACCCAGCTTTGCAGCCTCAGTGAGAGCGGCCTGTTCCTCGGGGGCGCGCCCAACAAATACCCCTCCGGATGCTGCCCGCTGTGCTGGCGTGACGTTTCGATCAGGGAGCTGGTAGTTGTTGCTAGCGCCGCCATTGGCCATATCAGCCTGGACCAGCTGCCACTGCTCTGGGGTCAGCCCTTCCCCAATACGAACCTGTCCATTGGGAGTGTTGTAAAGCCCTGCAGCCGGGACTGCTTGCTGTGCCTGTGGAGCAGTCTGCGACATTGCGCCCGTCTGCGGGTTGAAACTGGTGCCATCGGGAAGATCGATCTGCCCCGTTCGACCATTGAGGACGCCGACGCGCTCTCGGCCATCGGCCCCAGCGAACTTGACCTGGCTGAAACCAGAGGTCGAGGCACGCCCATCAAGGCCTAGGTTGATGCGGCGGGCACGCTCCACCTCTTCGGGAGTAAGGCCCTGCGTCATCATCTGGAACGAGCGCACATCGGTAGGCGTCTGGCCGTTGAAATTCGGAGTGTTGTTGGCCACCGCTAGCACCTGATCGACAATCGGCATGACCGAGGCCGCGTCGAAGTCGTCAGGGATCTCAGCACCGAAGTTGCGCTTGAGGTACGGGAGGGCCGAGCGGTACACGCCCGCCTGCATCTGCGGGTTGTTGGCGAACTGCTTCAGCGTCTTGGCGAGGCCGACGAGCTGCTGCTGCTGTCGGTTTCCCTCGGTCTGGTAGGCCTGGGCGGTCTGCGGATCCAGCGCGTAGGCCCGGCTGGTTGCGTCCAGATTTCCGCCCATAACTTGGGGAGCCAGCGTCTGCAGCTCGGCGAGCTGGTTGCGCTGCTTCTGCTGCTGGCCGACCTGCAGGCCCCGGGCATACGAATCGAAGATGTCTGCCACGTCAGCGGCTCCCGAAGTAGCTGCCGGCGAAACCGGCAAGATTGTTGAGCGTGTTGGCCTGGGCCTGACCCTGCTGCCAGTAAGCCGAGGCGCGAGCATTGCCAGCGTTGGTCAGCTGGTTGCCGATCTGGCCTGCGGTGTTCTGGCCGAGGCTATTGAGCTCGCTGTTGGCGTTGCTCCCCAGACCAGCAAGTCGGAACAGGTTGTTTGCTGCATTGCCAAAGGCCTTGGAGCCAAGATTGGAACCGAAGGTCATGCGATCGGCATCAGCGCCGCCTGAATACAGCCCTCCGCGAGCTGCTGCACCACGGTCAAGAGCATTGATCCCCTCATCCCGAGCGACGAGGAAGTCCGGGGTCTGGTAGTAGGAAGTGAAGTCAGGAGTCCCGGTGCCTGGATTGAGGACGCCGCCGCCCGCGCCACCGCCGACTCCACCCCCACCGCCGCCAGCCGAGATGGTCAGACCGCCACCGCCGCCAGTCGTGCCGCTGCTGAAGAAGCCCATCGGGTCATAGCTGGTGCCACCGAACTGACCCGCCAGGTTCGCAGGATCCGTCACCTTGTCGAAGAGGCTGCGCTTCTTCTTCTTGGCCGGCTCGGGCTGGGTGATCTGGATTCCGCTTGAGATCGGAGCCGAATAGGTGGGCAGCCCATACCATCCAGCTAGGACATTCAGCGCACCGTTCCCCACAACCTGATACGGCATGGTGTCCGCACGGCTCTGGTTGTACATCGCAACCTGGGCCTGGATCGCGTCGCGGGAGGCCGCAGTGGATGCGTCGCCAGCCTTTCCTGCCGCGTCGCTCTGCATCTTCCCGCCGACGAGGCTGCCGGCAGCCCCAACAATTGCACCTACAGCTGGCATATCAGCTCTCCAATACCGAATAGTCGTCGTTCATCACTGCCCAGCGGTATCGCAGGCGCAGGCCCTTGTTCCTGTTGTCCAGTTCGCAGCAGCGCTCATAGGCCCATTGCGGGCCCTCAGTGCCGCGCAGCCAGAGATCGATGTCCCAGCTGTAGTGCCTCACGTCGTGTAGAACGCCGCCGCGCGGGAAGGCGGCAGGACGCACGTAGTCGAGGCGGAACCCGACGCGCTCAGTCAGGCGCAGGGCTGGCACGTTGTCGACGGGGACCTTTGTGACGATCTTGGTCACCTCAGTCCCGCAGAACAGGTATTCAGCCGCCTGAGCGCAGAACCGCGCCACGCCCTTGGTGCCCGGCAGAAACACCGTGTGCACTTCCACCACGCCGTCACCGAGGCGGTGGAAGAAGAACCCACCACCCTCAAACTCGATGCCGATGCCCTGATCGAAGATGGCAGCGAGCGGCCACGAGCCATCCAAGCCGTCTGGTCCAATCCACGGACGCACGGCAGGGTGATCCATGACTTCCTGCAGGAAGCATGGATCGGTCGAGATTTTCATTAGTCGTCCGTCTGTTCCGGGGACAGGACTGCACCGAGTAGGTCATGCTTGCGGGCAGAAGACACACGAATGCGGAACACCCATTGCCGACCACGGCCAAGGCGCATCAGGCGGACGCGCTGCTCGTACCTACCCACCGCACCCAGGTCACGGCGCTTCCAGTTCGACCAGTTGCGGCCGCCGTCCTTGCTGTAGCAGATCTCTACGAAATGATCGGTGTCGGCCATCAGGGCAGCCCCGCAAGAACAGTAATTCCACCAGCCGATGGGTTGGCTTCAGTCGACCATGTAGCCCCGTTGTTTGTGCTGACCTGAATCATGTTCGTGGCAGTGGCAGTGCCAACAATTAGCCTTGCTCCATCAAATACGATTCCGTTGATACTGCCGGAGCTCGTGAAAGGCAGGCGCGTGGCGGAGATACCAGCATCATCAGACGCCCACAGCTCGCCGGTGGAGGTCCCCATCAACAGCCTTCTAGTTGCGCCCATCTGATAGCTCAGAAGCGCGCTGACAATCCCGTTTGCAGCGCCAGTCAGTGTCAAGTTCCGCACAAGTGTTGCACCGTTCTGCATCACTGCAATGCGTGGCTTTGCGCCTGCGGTTACGTTACCGCCGATGTACTGGAAGTTTGAATCACTGGAGGAAGACCCCCCGGAAGAACGGGTTACGCCATGAGCGGGGCAATTGGTGAACGTCGCACCTTGGTCGTCGCTGTAGGCATTGTTTCCGGTAGCAGATGAGCTGATCATCATGATCCGACCGGAATTAGCGCCAGATTTAACAATAACTGCAGCTTGCAGGAACGAGCTTGGGGCAGTTCTCGACGTGTAGGTTGTTCCATTGTTTGTGCTGACATAGCAAACTCCAGGCCCGCCAAGAACAACCACGCCGTTGTGGCTGTCGCCTGAACGATTACCACCCGATGAATCAATCACGGTTGCAGACTGAGTCCAGCTGCTTCCGTTGTCGTCGCTGTAGTAGGCAGCACCAGCAAGCCAAGCCAAGAATCTTCCGGACGCAACACCCATCAGCCAAGCTGCTCCAGCTGCAGCACTGGAACTGACATTGGACCAAGCGCCTGTGAGATTGCGACGGGTTACGGCCTTGGTCACCCCAGAAATCGTGCCAAGCGCGATCACCTGAGTAACAACACCGATGGAATCGCCAAGCTCAGTCCATAGCCCATCTTTGTCAGTAACCCGCAACGTGAAACTGTAAAGGCCAAGGGTTGTGGGGGTTCCAGAAATGACACCAGAAGTGCTGACAGCCAAACCTGGAGGGAGCGCACCTCCTACCAACGTGACAACGAAAGGAGACTGCCCACCAGTAATGGTGTAGGTGTAGCCCGCATATACGGCGTTTCTCAGCGCGTCCGGCGCATCCCCAGACAGAGATGGCGGGACCGGCTGGGCTGGGAAGGGGATCGGCTCAGTGCCCGGGCCTTGGCCGGTGTCAAAGATCAGCTCGGCATTCGGAAGAATGAGCTGGCTCTGATTGTCAGACAGAACGGCAGACGCCCGTTCACTGATGATCGGCTGGTCACCCTCGAGGAAGTAATCCCAGTCCAGCTGCCAGATCCGGCCATTCTGGAAGTCACCGCCGAACCAATCACGACCCCAACTGATGATGTGGCTCAGGCGCCATCGGTTCAGCCCGAAGGACTCGCGGCGGTGCCACTCGCCGGTAATTACGGCGTACCCGAAGGTCTGCCCGTCCGGGAAGGTCAGGTAGTAGACCTTGTGGCCGCGATCCTCCCACGTATAGGCGATAGCCTCCGGCCAGTTGTAGCCGCTGATGGCCTTCTCAAGTGGGCGTGTGGAGATCGGCCGAGCTGCGTACCCCTCAAGGCGATACACCACACCGTCGTCACCCAGCCAGAACAAGGTGTTGTCCAGCTTCTGGATGGTGTGACGCGATGCGCAGCCACGGGTGATCGAACTCTTGCGGTTCTGGAAGGTTCCGGTTGCTTGGCCCGCGTTGAAGTAGAACTCCGTCGTGCGCTGGCCGAAGACAACCACCTCTGAGGCGCTGACCGCCAGCCCCACAATCCGGTCGGGCGCCGCTTCAGCCTCGTATCGGTCAAGGGTGTTGTAATCGGTGGCATCCGCCAGATTGGAGTGGAACCAGAATCGCCCCTGCGGCTCCACGCCGAGGATGTATGAATCGAGGTAGTCCGACGAGATCGAACCCGGATAGCCCTCATCGGTGATCTTGGCGAAGGTATCGGTAGCAGTGGTGTAGACGTACCCGCCACCGCCCTGCCCGTTCTCGACCAGAACCTGGAACCCAGTCTTGAACTGGTTGTGCGTCATCTGCACCCGGCCGACACCAGGGATGACGCCAATGGGGACGCCAACGCCTGAGTTGCTGATTCGGTACAGATATCGCCCGGAGACGATCAGCCGCAGGCCTTCGCAGTCATGCATGCCACGGATAGGGCCTATGCCGATCTGCTGCCAAGGTTTCAGCCCGGGCGGAGTCGAGAACTTCTTGACCGTACGCGTACCCGAAACTTCAGCGGCTACAGGCAGCCAGTTCACCGTGTCCTGGCACGACCATGGCAGGCTGTCGTCTTTGTAGAAGCCGCCAATCAGGTCTACGGGCTGAGCGCGCATCAGTAGCGGTATCCGTCGCTACGAATGTTGTAGCGGCAGCGCCATCCGGGAATTCCCCGCTCCATCTCCATCGGGCTGGATGCGAACACATCTGCCAGTACGTCCGACTTCAGGCGGCTGGCGTCGGCGAAAACGTCGGGATCAATCGACACGCCGTAGCGCGGGCGCAGTTTGACGGCCAAGTTGTACATGATGGCCTCGTCGGCCTCAGGCACGTTCGGCATTACATCTGCAGGACTGGAAACCGGCGACCAGCCCACCGAGTAGCCATTGGCCTCCCAGCGAACCATCATCATGTTGAGGGCCGAAATAGCCGTCTCCATGTCTTCGGCTTCTGGGGCCTCGGTAGCATCAAGCACACGCAGCAGACCGAGCGCGCCGCTGACAATTTCTGCGACAGTCGCCATAACGATCCCTCAAAAAGGAGGGGCGCCCCGAAGGACGCCCCAATTCACTGACTACTGCGGTGGATTACTTCTTGCCAGCCGGCTTGGCATCGGCTTTGGCTTCACGGGCATCCAGCTTTTCCTGGCGCGCGCGATTGGCCTTCTGGACTTCGGCGGCCGCATCAGCAGCGGAAACCTCATCAGCGGGGACTTCGGGGTTCCATTCCTCGCCGTTCGATCGCGGGAACTTCGGATACTCCCAGCCGTCGGCCAGCGCATCCTCGACTTCATCGCCCGCGAACAGCTTTACCTCGCCGTCCTTGTACAGGTACTTGGCGTGCTTGAACTCAGCCATGACGGCCTCCTTACGCGGTGGTCTTGATCAGGCCAATGGCGGCCAGAGCGGTGGCGAGCTGCGCGGCGGTGACCGTCGCCAAGCTCAATGCGGCCGGCTGGGCAGTCGGCGTTGCGCCGTAGAAGCCCACCTTGGAGTCGGCATTGCGGCCAACCAAGGTGCCATCGGGGGTTTCGGTCGCAGCAGCAGCGACGGTATCGGACGGAAGTGCCATCGTGTCTTCTCCTTAGAAGTTGGTCGGGTCGTTCGGGATGACCACGCCGAACTCGGGACGCAGAACGGCCGAACCCCACAGGATGTCGACGCGGTTCAGGAACTGATCGTTGACAGTGTCGTAGTCGCGGATCATTCGCAGGCTCAGGCCGTCGAACTGCATACGGCTGGCTTCCTTGTTCTCCGGCAGCGGCAGATCCACCGTGGCGAAGGTCAGGAAGTCACGAGCGAAGCCCAGGTTGACGCCGGTCTGGGCAGTCGCACCCAGAACCACGATGACGGCATTGTCGGCAGGCGAAGCGGTGACGTTCTGCTCCGGGCCGCTGGTGACGATGGCCGGGGCGATCTGGATGTTGCCGTTGCCGCCAGCGTAGTTGGCAGTCACCACGAAGGTCTGCAGGACGCCAGTCGACACCTTGGTGGCCGGATTGACTGCGAACACACCCGCGAACGTGACGTGCTGGCCAGCGACCAGAGTGCCGGTGCCACCATCGACGGCGATGGAGCTGCCGGTCTGGTTGGCTCCGTTGATCAGGTAGGCGCCCGGGATGGTCGAGGTGCCGTAGGCCTGTGCCGGCATGTTGGTGGTTTCGAACCAGTCGAAGCCGGCTGCGCGAGCCATCAGGCCGTCTTCGTACTGCTCGGCCAGACGATCCTGGGCGTTGAAGAAGCCCTTCAGCTGGTCGACCACCTGCACGGTGCCGCTGGTGTTGGTGACCATGAAGCGTCGGGTCGGGGCCAGGTTGTCAGTCAGCACCTTGTTGGCGCGCAGGGCTTCTGCGAAGTCCAGCTTGCCGTCGGCGTTGGCGACGAAATTGGCGGCAAACGGCAGGGCGCGCTGCAGAACAGTCTGCTCAATGCGCGAGGCCAGATCAGCGATGGGCTGGTCCAGATAGCGGGCACTGAAATCATCGATCTTCAGAGCCATGTCCGAGCTGTTCCACACCAGATCGACACCGTTCTGATCGGAAATGGTCAGCGGGACAGTCTTGTCCAACATGTTGGACGCATCCATGATGCGACCGCTGCGGATCTTGGCGTGGGTCGGGACACGGATGTTTACGGTGTCACCGATCTTTGCACCAGTGACGGCGAACTCGCCCTTGTACTCCATGTTGATCTTGCGCAGGAAGGTCAGCTTCTGGCGCAGGACCGACAGGATTTCGCGGGTGATGAGCTGGGTAGTGAGGAATTGATTTGCCACGAGAAGTTCTCCTTAGAGCCCTCGGGCCTTCCGCTCTTTCCTGCGCTGCGCGTCGTAGTCGGCCATGGACATTTCGCCAAGGTCTTTCACAACGGCGGGAGCGCCGGAGAGCGTAGTCACCGGGGGCGGGGCTTTGGTCACGGTTTTGGTTTCGGGCTGGCGCGTCTGTTCGACGGCAGCAGGTGCGGCTTGGGATTCCAGCTTTGCCTCGATGCGTCCGATGGCTCGGCTAGCGCCCGTTGGGGTCATGGCCGCAATGCGAGCGGCCTCCTCCGGGTTCTGTCCCAGGTAGTAGGCAATGGCAGCGGGGTTGTCCGCTTCGGTAATGGCTTCGGCCATCGGCTCCGATACGGGCAGACCACCGTGGAACACGTTGTAGAAGTCCGGATGCGTTTCGGCAAATGCCTGGACGCTGTCCTGATATCGCTTGGCGCGCTCCTGCTGGCTTTCGGCCTCCTTGGCCTTCTGCGCAGTTTCGGCGTCACGCTGCTTGTGCCAGTCGTACAAAGCCTTGGTGTAGGCGGCGACATCCCAGCCATGCTGTTCCATGGTCGGTTCGTCGGAGGCTTCGTCCTGCTGGCTTGCCTGCTCCTGGCGCTGCTCCGGCTGCCGCTGGTTGCGGATAGCCTGTTCGCGCCAGTAATCACGCTCCCGTTGCGCGTCGTACTTCTCACGCGTCAACTCATCGATGCGCTTCCCCACACCCTTGTTCTTGGGCTTCTGGGCGGCCGCATCATCCGTTTCCGAAGCTGCCGATCCTTCGGTGTCGTTCTGCTCGCCGGTCTGTGCTTGCTCCTTCTGCTCGACGGGATCCTTCTCCGCCTGCTTCTTGGATTCGGCAATCTCGGCTCGCGCGGCAATGCCCGCGTCCATGTGGCTGTTATCCACTGGACCCGGCTTGGTAGTTTCGTCAGTCATGTGCGCCTCTGGGCGATATCTGCCCGGTGAACCTCACCGGTAAGGTTTTGAATCACTGAAAAGAAAAGGCGCCCAACGGGGCGCCTTGCTGTGCGATTGCTTCGGTTAGGAATGTTCGTTGGAGCGCAAGCAACTGCGCTTGCTGCTCCTTTGTCAGGTTGTCCAGCTGGATTGACTCGGCCTGGGCCGCATCTTTCTGCGCCGATGCCATGTAGCTGACCGACTGCGCCTCAGATTTCTTGGCGTCGGCCTGCATCTTCTGCGCCTGTGCCATCTGCTCAGGGCTGGGCTGCTGCTGTTGCTGCGGGGCTTCTTCGCCCTCTTCCGGCTCAAGCAGGCCAGCCTGAACAACGATGCGGCGCGCCGCCTTGCGAACGTCCTCCAGCCCCGGCATGTCCAGCGACTTGATGAAACCGTACTTGGCGACCATGCCCAACGGGCTCGGGTCGTTTGCCAGCTGCATCATGGCTTCGGCAGCCTCCATGCGCTGGGTCGTGTAGCTGGGGCCAACAGTCACTGCGATGTCGTACCTGCCCTGCGACAGGTCATTCAGCGTGACTTCTCGGCCAGTTTGCTGATCCAGCACAGCCTGATTGACTCGAATGACCTTCTCCGCTCCGTCCTCACCGATGATTCGGATCTGGCGTTCGGTGTCGTAGATCTTGGTAATCAGGTCGTTGGTGATCTCAAAGTCGTACTTCATCGCGTACGACAGGTTGTCGATGTAGTCGAAGTTGGCTACATCTCCCTCGCGCTGACGGGCCAGGATTGCTCGGCCGCTGGTCTCGTTGGACCTAGCGCCCAAGCTGGCGTCATAGATGCCAGTGGCTGCTTTGATGTCGTCACTGCTGATGGCAGCAGCCTGAGCCAGCGCGGCAGGGAACTGCGCCGTGGGCTCACGGGAAGGTTTGCCGGCGTTTGGCAGCTCCGGGTTGGATTTGTACAGCAGCACGGGCGGCCGCTTGGTTTTGAGGCTGTTCCATTGCCCCTCATAGCCCGCAAGCGACTCTGCCGGCGCCATGAACGGGCTGTAAGGCTGGTCGGACAGAACCTCAATGAAGGTCGACCGCTCGTAGTTGTACATGCGCTGGGCATCCTTGCCGAACCGCACTGCACCGAAGAAGGTCTCCTTACCGCCCAGGTTGAGGATTTCGCCCCAAACCGGAACCAGCGGGATGAAGCGGCCTGCCCACTCGTTAGGCCCTTCCAGAATCTCGGCGCCAGATACGATGCACTGCCACACCTTCTCACGAGTCGCCTTGCGGCTGCGCTGAACCGTAATGCCGGCCTGCGCCATCTCGTCCATGACATCGGCAATTTCTGCCTCGTCATACGAGGCGCCGTTAGACATCAGCACCAGCGTGTAGGTCTCGCTGGTCTTGTACCAGTATTCGGAGACGGTAACGTCCTCCTCCTGGAACCATTTCTTGTTCGTCTCGCTGCAGTCATCGACCGACACCAGCGTGGCGTCGGGCCACTTCTCACGGAATGCTGAGCGCGCCCAGGAACTGTCTACGAAAGCGAAACGGGCATCCCGACGATCCTTTGCCTTGGCTGCCGGGTCGAACACCACGGTGTACGGGTTGGAGATCTCCTCCTTCCGAATCACCATGTCAAAGCCGCCGTCGTCCTCGTAGCTGTAGTTGACGCGCCACACACCGTAACCGCCGCCCACCGCGAACTGGAAGGCCGTATCGCGCGCGCGGTCCGCTTCGCTAGTCTGGTCGATGTTGCGGATTAGGCCCTGTCGGATCTCGGCGAGGTCAGCGTCACTATCCTCAACTGCCCTCACCTTCGCCTGCGGCCGGTTCTGGCGCTGGTCGTTGGTGATCTGCTTCATGGCCTGACGCAGCTTGTTGACGGTGTACATAGGCCGGCCAACACGGCTCTGCGCCATCCACTCGTCCCACTGCGTATCGGGCATGAAGGCGAACTCCATGTCCTCCTCAGCCAACCGATACTGGTCTCGCCAATAGTCGCGGGCGTACTGGTGGCGCGTCAGCATCTCCTTGTGCAGATCCTCCTTGTTCACGCCCGAACGCTCCGTGGCGAACTTCGGATCTTCTGGCGTGTTCTTGTACTCAGCCATTAAGAGAATTCCGATGCGAAGTTGAGGCGGACGGGGGCGGCTTGGACATGCTTGTTCGATGCGTGGTCAACGGCCATGAGGCCAAACGCGTCAGCGGCATGGCTGGCCCAGTCGTGATTGGGGCCAAAGCCAATGTTTCGCTGTTCATCGCGCTTCTCGTGATACCAGCCAAGCGCATCGCGCCCAGGCTCGGTGGTCTTGTCGTTAAACCAGATGGAAGGGAACAGCCGTCGCGCCGCTTCGATGCGGTTCATTGCGGCGCCAGCGCCCATGTTGGGTACAACACGAACCTGAAACTCCGCCGCCTTCAAGGCCGACTCATAGCTGACCTTGAATACCTTGTCGTGATTGGCGCCGTCATGAGGGAGAACGCAGAGCGCCTTGCCATAGCCCGAGCTACGCAGCCACTCGACATGGACGCTTAGCTCTTGGCCGATGGCCTCGTAGTAGTCGAGTACTCGGATTGCCTGCCCCACGAACTGCACAATCCAGATGGCGCAGGCATCTGCCTTGGCGCCAGTTCCGCCAATATCCCAATACGCCCGGATGGTCATCAGCGGGTCGATGGCGACCTCGCCGATTCTTCCCGCCCGTTTGGCATCACCCAGCGCCTTGGCGTAGTAGGCACCAGTCAGTGCGGTTTTGAAGCCGCCCTCCCAGATATGCTCGTAACTGTCTGGCCGCTTTTCCTCATCCTCAAGCCGTTTGCGGTTCAAGGAGTCAGGAAAGAACGGGTTGTCGCGCCAGTTCAGCTCAATGATCTTGCTGCGGCTCGGCGCATCCTCTCGAAAGCGCTTGTTCGTGGCGCTGGCCTTGCGCTCAGGGTTCCAGGTAACCCAGATCTCTGAACCTTCCTCACGAACCGTTGGGATTGCCTTCTCCCAAGCCGTCTCGCTTACGTTCTCGGCCTCATCCACCCACAGAAGCAGGATGCGAGCCTTCGATTTGATGCTGTCCAGATTACGGCGCAGGCCTATGAAGGCGAACTCCACTCTCCGGTCAACGGTTCGGATGTACTCCTCGCCGATATCGAAGTGCGGAGCCAGCCAAGGCTGCGACCAAATCGCCGCCTTGATCTCTGCCATGGACGAATCGGCTAAGGAGTTCATGAACTCTCGGCCGCCGACCACAACGCCGGTTCTGCCTTCCTGAGCCCACATATGGGCCCTTACAGCGGCCATCAGCGCGAAGCTTCTGGTCTTTGCTGAGCCTCGCCCGCCATAAGCCCCTCGGTAGTCAGCCTCGCCTGTGAAGACGGGGATCAGCTTCGGGGGAAGCTCAATCTGTACCGTTGACATCCGAGTCCGGCGCTACCGCCGCCACAAGCTCAATGCGTGTGGTTGTCTTGATGTCTGCCCCACCTGGGCCGCTAAGCTCCACCCCCTTTCGCTCCTGATAGTCCTCAGGGAAGCGTGCAGCCATTGATCGAGACCATAGCTGAGCGTTGAACCTGTCAGCCGTCAGGCCGCACTGCGCCTGGGTTTCCCACCAATCCTGGCTGAGCTGCTTCGCTCGCGTAAAGGCGTCCGAAAACTCAGGGTGATCCTTACACCATTCGTACAGAGTGCTGCGGACGACATCGATCGCGCAGGCCATCTGGACCACAGATTTACCCTGCCTTCCTAGATCCACGACAACGTCGCAGTACTCAGGCTTGTATACGGTCGGGCGTGCCATGGGTCAGCTCGGGAATGCCACCAGCTGCTGAGGGCCGGTAGTCCAGTTGTCGTTGCGGACGTAGCGAGCCGGGAGGATGCGCAGCACGTGCCATTGGCAGTAGCGCTCTCCGTTACTCAGCTCAGCGTCCAGTCGGATGCAGCAGGCGCCATCGATCTGGGCCTGCACGTTGATCGTTACCTTGCGGCCATCTACCACCGGGTCAGACATGACGCCGGTCCAGTTGTCCATGGTGTTCCACGTAGCCTTGGTGATCGTCACCCCAGGCGGCAGGGCGCCATTGAAGTCCGTAACCAGCTGCCGGCGCTCTGGACTGTAGATCTGCCCGTAGTGCACGCGGTCTCGGTTATGGGCCGAAACCACGCAGCGGGTAACTCTGCCCACGTCACTCACGATCAGCCCTCACCAAGGCTTGGAGTCCACGGACTTGAGCGTCACAGGCGGCAGCGGCACGAACAATTCGCCCCGCACTGTCTGCTCGGTCGTCGGCGGCGCCATCAGACTGGCCGGGGCTGGCGGCAAGGTCGGACACTCGGGCCTCACAGCCTGCCCAGCGCTGCTGCAGGCGGAGGTTGCCAGCACGCAGGCCATCAGCGACAGCCGTGCCTTTCGATTCAGCATCTGCCTTCTCCTGCTCGTACTGGTTGGCCACTGCCTCGGCCCGCTTGACCCGCTGGCGCTCGACTGCGATCACAGCGATGGCGTTGTCCCGCTCCTGCTCGGCCACCTTCTTGGCAACCTGGGCGTTCTCTTGGGCATGCTCTGCCTGTGCGACCGTTCCCCGCTGCCAGATGGCAAGCAATGCCAAGGCTGCGACAGCCACCAGCAATGCGCGGGTTAGCATGCTCACAGAAGGTCCACCCGTTCCATCTTCCGCTGCGCGCGACCGAGCATGTAGTAGGTCGAAGTGGCATCAGCCGTCCCCCAACCGAACACCTCCATGCCACCATCCGGGTTGGGAAGCAGCAAGACTGCCTCACCGTTATGCACCCACTCCCCGGACTCGATGCCATCCGCCACACGGCGCAGCATCTTCGGGATGTCGTGCAGGCCAGGGACTGGCAAGGCGTGCAGAGTGGCGCTCATTTCAGGCGTGCGGCTTACGCTGGCTGATGAACTTGGCGATCAGGCCGACACCCGCGAACACACGGATGAAGGCAGTCACCGCGGCTGGCATTGCGGCATCTCCCAGCATCCCGGCGCTGGATGCAACGACATACAGGCCATCAGGGCTGGTGATCAGCAGATGCCAAACCCACATGGCCGCTGCGAACAGCAGGCCCGGAATCGCTGCAAGAGCAGTCCACAGCCAGGTGGTCCAGTGCTTCAGGGTGTCCTTGATCGGCGCGATGCCCTGCGGCAGCAGGCTGGACTTGGCAGCCTTTGGGGGCTTGGTGATGATTGGGGTGGGGCTGCTCATTTGGTCTCGCGCTCCTTCTGGCGGTCCAGCTCTTTGTCGACTTCTTCAGCGAAGCGCGGAGCCAGCATGTAAACGGCCTTCTGATAGGCCTCTGCCTGCTGACTTTGGATGTCCATTTGCTGCATCTTGCTAGCCGTCCAGACGGTGCCGACGGTCACAGCTCCCAGCGCGATCCCGATGGCAATGCCGTTCCAGATAGAACCGGCGCCCTCGATGCGAATGGTGTTCATGTTGTTGCTGCCCGACGGCTTCATAAGCACGCTCAGGTCGCTGATGTTCGCCTCCAGGCGGTCCAGCGGGTCAGTGAGGCGGTCAGTCACCGCCCAGACCCTCGGATCTCGCCCTTGATCTCTGCCACGGCCTTGAGAAGCTCAGTGCAGGTCGCGCTGATCGTGGCCATGGTCTGCTCAATGCGGGTGATTTCGGGTTTCTTAACGAACTCGTCCGACACCAGAACCCGAAGGTCAGTGATGCGCTTGGACAGGCTGACGATGTAGCCGAGGGCGAAGATGACCAGCGGCATCAATACCCCCACGGCCACGTTCACGATGATCTGCCAGTTCATTCGCGGAATACCCTCTGTTCATCCAGACGGCGGTTGGTCAGGCCCTTCATGACCCTCCCGCCCGCCCGGTTCCAGCGCGGGAACTCAGCGGCGGCGCCAGCCTTGTCCCCGGCGTTGAACTTCCGCAGCAGGGTCGAGTTGGCGAAGGCCTTGGCGCCGATGTTGTAGGCCAGACTGGTCATGGCTCCGATCTGGGCGTCAGTCGCTGGCTTCTTCACCACTGACTGCACGCCCTTGAGGAACCGGGTCACGTCCTGCGCCAGCCGCTCGTCGGCCTGTGCCTGCGACCACTTCACGCCCTTGGCGATGCCGGGGCCAGTTGCGCCGTAGCCAATCGTCCAGGGGTCTCCACCTGTGCCGGGATCCGGATATGCCTCCAGCCTGCACCCTTCCCACTTCTTCACGAGGGAAACGGCATAGGCAAGGGCAGACACGGGACTCTCCAATGGGCGCCCGCCCTGCTGCCAGCTATGCGCGAGGGTTGATCTGGACGGGGAAGCGGGCAAAGAAGGGTTACTTCGGGGTACGGCAATAGGAACAGACAGGACCAGAAACGCTGGGCCGCGACTCATAGGAACCGCAGCCTTCGCACTTTGTACGCTCCGGTTTCTTCACCTCAACGAGGCCGTCGTATCTGGCGACCCGGCGCCATTGCTCATTTGCCACGGCTGCGGAAACGCCAGGTACAACGCATGCGACTCCCATTTCAGGCTCCAAAAAGAAAGCCCCCGGATGTCCGGAGGCTTCTATGTCACAGTGCCTGAAAAGTTACTCTAGAGGTGCGCACCTCTACAAGATGCCTGCCCTGAAAACACTTCAAATTAGGCGGCTCGGGCCATCGCTATACCCCGCATGGCCCCCTTGACCTCAGCAAATGCTACGTCGTGCAGCGTCAGATAGTGGCGTTGGCTGACGGGCCTTTCGCCCATGTTGGCCAGCAGCAGGTTGGCCGTCTCCCAGCGCTCTACCTTTCGCCGCCCCATCCCACAGTAGTAGCCGCGCAGGATGCAGGCATAGACCGGCTGGTCCTTGCCGATGCTGTAAACGATGTCCTCAATTCGCTGGGCCCGGATGTCGGTCTCCAGAGGCTTGAAGCCCAGCACCCGCCCAGGCATCTCGCCCTCATGCTCAATCAGCACGGCGAGCAGGTTCTTGGACTGATGGCCCAGATACTCGCAGTCACGATGCAGAGCAAACTCGTTGCCCCAATGGTCCAGTTCTGCCCGGACATAGGCCCCGAAGGTGTCAGCTTGCATGTTGTTCCCCCTGTCGGATGTATTTGCGGGCATCGCGCCCGAACCGGTATCGCTTGGTGCCTTGCTTGCCTACTGCCAGGATCTGCCCCCGGCGCGCCATCTGGTCCACATCCCGAGTCACCTGGTTACGGTCCACTCCGGCTAGGCCGGCACAGACATCACCCATGAAGTGCCACCCCGGGTTCTGCTGCAGCCACTGGCGGATCTTCTCGGCGCGGCTCATGCGGCCTCCAGCGTGATTTCAAGGCGCGGGTTCGCCTTATCCAACCCTGCTCGCCTGATGGACAATTCCACGATCTGGCTGTCGTCGTCATAGATCCCGGCGTGGCACAGGGCATCGAGCGGGGCTTTGAACAGGTTGTCGACATCGCGGCGCCGGTTGTCTGGCAGCCATGCATCGATGCTGACCTTGACCTTGGCGGCGCCGAATCGCTGTCCTGGCATGGCGGCGATTACCGCCTCCTGTCGATAGCTGCGACCATCCGCCGAGATCAGCATCCGGCCCCGGAAAGTGCGCCAGTAGCGATTCACCGACGGCGGCCATGGGAGCGTTAATCGGCTCATATCGCCCCCCAGACAGGACGGTTGGAACTCAGCTGATGTAGATTCACCTTGTGCCGACTGGGCACAAATGGAATCAAGACAATGAAGGACAGTGAGGCTATCGATGTCGCAAAGCATCTGGCGGCAGCAATAATTGCGAGTGGGCAGTACACGCTTACAAAGGATCTCAAGCGAGATGCTGATTTCGCTAATGAGTTGTTCTTCCACGTGTACACGGAAGTGAAGAAGGTTGCCGTCCCGTAATTCATGCAGCCACCTTTATAAGCCGGAGCTGCCATAGCTGAAGAATGGTTCGCTCATGCGCCCGCTGCCAGATATCGGCCTTCTCCTCGCGGGTGAAGCGCTTGCCCTGGTCCAATTCGCGGTGGCAGCTCCGGCACCCGCTGGCGAAGAAGCAGTCGTGCGCCTTGATGCTGCCGCCCTTGCCGTGGCGGGACTGGTTGCTGTGGCACGGCTCGCCCGGGCCGCCCTCGCACACCCCGTCGATCTGAAGGGTGCAGTCGAGCTGGTAGGCGAGGTCCAGTAGGGATCGGTCGCGGTAATTCACGCTGCCCTCCCCTGCCGGAGATGCTCGTCCTGATCCGCCCGGCCCCAGTAGTGCTGGAACGCCTTGGCCTCGTCCGTGCCTTCATCGAACGGGCATGAGGTGATCGGCTTGCGCTCCAGCCTGGCGCTGTATCCGGCGTTGCTGGCCTCAGTCAGACGGCTTCGGGTCTTGTAGTCGGAGAAGTCCATCACTTCCCCTCCTTGGCGAGGTCGGCGCGGGGTGCGCTCCCTTTTGCGATGGCTGCATTCAGAACATCCAGCAGCTCGTCAGCCAAGTTCTCGGCGTTGTTCCGACTCATGCCGTGGAAGCCGGTGGCAAACTCACGGGCAAGGTTCAGTGCGTTCAGCATGGTCACCTGACCATCAAGGTTAACCACACTCAGTTGATGCTCCAGTGCACCCGAATGCAGAGCCAAGAAACCAATCAGCTCGGCGATTTCGTCAGCTTTGTTTGGCTCGATCCAGCGGTCATCGCACGTAGGGCAGTTGTTGCAACCGCAGCCAGCCGCCCGCCATGCGCCCGCATAGTCCTGTAGCCGATTCTTTGCCTCAACAGACTTCTTGAAGTAGTCGTTTCGATTGATTTTCATTAGTCGGCCCTCACGTAGCGGACAACCTTCAAGCTATGAGAGCACGCTGCCGTGGTCTCGCTCTTGTAAACATCAATCGGGTCGCCTTCGCTTACGGTTACCCACACCTCATCCGGACCAACCGGCTCGGAGATGATGGCGTAGCTGTACTCCTCCCAGTTCCAGCATGGGTGTTTGATCGGAGTCCATCTGCCGTCGGCGTCATCAGCCACTCTCCGCCCCTTAGCCGCAAGCCGCATGACCTCGGCCTTCCCCGCCGTAGTGCTGGTGTCGATCTGTTCGAGGTTCATGCGGCCTCCCAGCGGCGGTTGACGTAACGGATTGCGCCGGCCTTCTTCAGCGCCTGCAGACGCCCGTCAATCACACGATCACCGTAGGACTGACGCGATGCCATTGCCTCGGCCGTGGGCATCACCTCTGGGTGCTTGCACAGGTCCGCAAACGTCCGTGCACCTCCACCGATTGCCATCACAATGGCGCTGTCGATGGCCGTAAACCTGTCGATCTTGCTCATGCTGCTGCCCTCTGCTTGTTCTGCGGCTCGGGGAACTCCAACCACACGCCAAGCCGCTGGTAATGGCGCTGGACTGATTCCAGGTACTGCGAAAGCTGCGGAGTGGTCATCAGCGACGTGACCGGGAACCACTCCATCAGGATCAACTTGTCTTCGTAGGCCATCGGCTTGACGGCCTTGTCGTACTTCGCGCGGAAGTCGTCGTCCTCGGCGCGGAGGATCGGCACGCCGAAGTGGAGCTTGCAGAACGACTTCACACCAAGCGGGGTGTCCTCGCGAAGCTCGCGCGAAACCTGCTCGTAAAATGTGTGGCTTATCGCGTTCTGATCGAGGCTCCGCGCCTTCCCGTGCGTGATGCTCACCGTCAGGTACTTGCGGTCCTTGAACTGCTCGCGGAGCTGGCCGACTAATGACTGCAGGGCCACCTCGGAATTGACGATGATCTTCATTCCGACACCTCCGGCGGCGCGGGCAGCGGCTGCCAGTGGGTCGCGGTGTGATGGCGGTTGCCGCAGAACTTCCCATCAACCATCCAGTCCACGAAGAAGCTGTTGCGCAACTCAATGGCGGACATGTCGCAAAACAGAGCAAGCTGGCCGTTCGGCACCGATTCGATAGCCTGCCATTGCGGCGAAAGCGCAGTAGCTGCCGCACGTAGCAGCGCGGGGAGTTGTTTTTCGCCAAGCATCTCGTAGGCCAAAGCGTTGCTTTCAAGCTTTCCCGCAAGGACTTTCAATTCGAAGTCATTCATCACCGCTTCCTCCTGATCTGCTCGTCTTGCTCGTCGCACCCGGCCAGCCATGCTTTGCGCAGCTCCAGCCCGTCCTCGCCCATCGCGTAGAACGGAGGGCTCCGCTCCTTGTGTGCGTCGCGCATCCACCGGCCGGACTGGCGTGCGCGCTCCAGTTCGTAGGGGGCCATCACGCAGCCTCGCGATTGGACAAGTGCATCGGACCTGGGGGGCGAGACTCTTGGGCCCGTGCGTACAGGACGCGGCTACGAGCGATCAGCGCTGCCGCTGCCTGTGGCGGGACCTGCATCGCGGTTGCAATCTCGTTGGCGTTGCAGCCCTCGCAGTACAGACGGAACACATCCACGTCAGATAGGTTGAGGCGGATCATCGACGGCTCCCGAGAAGACTGGCCAGTTCCTGTGCGGCCCGCTCGGCACGCTCTGGATTGGCCTTGATCGGCTGTTTCGTGATTGCCAGCTGTTCACGGGGCGGCATGGCCTCCAGCAGCGAGGATGGGAGCGGCCACTGGCGGCAGTCACGGCACAGGATCGCGAAGGCTCGCTTGAAGCGCGGCGCATCCAACTCCTGATCGAAGATTCGGCCCTCAGTGATGGCCTCCAACCAGACGGCGGCTGTCAGCTGGATAACCTCCGCTGCCGGCGTCCGCTCCAGGCCCAAGCACATGAGCCTCTTGAGGCCCTCCGCAATTTCCCGACTGATCCAGTCCACCATTTCCAAATGCCTCCAAAGCCATGAGTGCTTGTGCTGTTTTGCCCAACTGGGCTACCGACTGGCCCGTTTGAGGCCCTGCCCTTGCTGCCTCTCGCGGTACGTCTTCCCACCGGGCTTGGTTCAGGTACGTGGAACCCATCGGCACGTAGCCGCGCTGCCAAGCGTCGTCGTTCGCCTCCATCAGCCGAACGTGGCCTATCAGTTCGTCGCACTGGCCATCCAGCTTTCGGCGCTTCCAGGTCTTCTCCGCCTCCTGCTTGCCCTTCTTGTTCGGATAGGCAGCCCAGAACTCAGCGAAGCGGCAGCGTGCGGCCAACGGCTGCACATGCTGTTGCTCTTGCTGTTCTTCTTGGAGATTGGTGTCTGGTGTATGGAGAGTCTGCGAACCGGCACCGAACATCTGAGCCGGTTCGGTGCCCGATGCCTGCGAACATCCAAGGCATTCGGCAACGACAGCATCGGCAGGTGCAGAGATCCACTCCCCATCCAGCACAGCCGCGAACTTACGATGTACCGCAGCTTCGGATGCGCCCATGTCTGATACTTGAACCATCGCCAGAATGTCGATGGGACCGTTCTTGCTCCGCAGGTCAGACATGCGTGGCGCTGGGTACTTGGTGATACCCACCTTGATTGAGCCACCGCGTTGACGCTGGACGGCATACAGATAGCCAGGCTCGTTGTACCCAGCCTTCTTCTTGGGGTTGCCGCCCTTCTTGCCGTTCTCACGAGCTGCCTCCACTCGTGATTTGTAGCGCGCAATTTCTTCGTCAGCGCGCTTGTTGTGCCAACCATCGGCCTGCAGGCTGAAAAACTCCTCCAGTACAGCCTGGACGGCCTCCTGCTCCTCTTGGGAGCGAGCGCCAGCCAGACGGGCAACCTGCTTCACATCAACAGGCAGCGCCTCTTCCTGCAGGTAGTACCTGCGCAGGAGGCGGCTATAGATGGCGTCCTCAACCAGAGACAGGTGAGCCGTCGCTGCTGCGTAGTCGCCGATGTGATGTTCAAAGTAGTTCATGGCTCAAGCGGCCTGCGGACCGTCGTTGGTGATGGCCGGGAACCATGTGCAGCCACTGCGGCCATTGCTGGCCGAACACTTGCGGACCATGCCGCGCCGAATGAGTCCCTGCTTTTCCAGTTCGGGCAGACGGCGGGCCAACATGAAGCGATCCAGCCCGGTAGCGCGGGCCAGCTCCAGACTGGTCAGTCCAGGAAACTTGCGGACGGCCGAGGCCGACTGCGAGTGCTGGTGAGCCTGAGCGCCAGACGACACGATGTGCGCTGCGGCTTCATGGCTGCTGCTTGGATCGGTGTAGCGGGCTGGATGGTTCATGACGGATTCCTCAGCCCTTGATCGGGCGGGCGTGCAGCGGAATGATTCGGTCGGCTCGTTGCTTGTCTGATTCCCGCTTGAGCCAGCCGGGGGAGAACGAGCGCCAGGGGTGTGCAGGCTTCTTCTGCTTATTCATCAGCTTTCCCACCGGTACGTTTGAGGGACTTAAAAGGAACAACGAGTCCGGCCTTCTGCGGGAGGCGGTAGCGGCTGCGCAACTCTGCAACTGCTGCCTGCTGAACCGCCTCTTCTATCGGGATGCCGTGTTGTTCTGCGTACTTACGAAATCGCTCCCGCTGTTCACGGGTGAGCATCAAGTCCATGGCCCCTCCATAGGGACTGGTGTGGCACTTCAAGCCGCCATGTCGGTGGACTTACCCTGATTCAACGTTTCCAGGCCAAGTAGGGCCATCTCACGAACGAACACGGCTTTCTGCATTCCGTTGAGACGGGCAAGCGCAGAGAACGCGTCGTCTTCGGGGTCGTTGAAACGCACCTTTACTGGGTTGTCACGGATATGAGTCGGATCGGCGTACATATGAATCTCTTACTGTCAGTGAGGGGGACTTACTTGGCCCCCGTCCCCGCCGTAGCATTGGAGTTGCGACACAACCTCAACTACGACGGAGACAGGGATGATCGATATCAATTCAATTGCTGCTGGGGTCAGCGCCGTTGGAACGGCTCTTGGCATGGCGAAGACCGCACTGGAACTCCGAGATTTCACAGCATCGGCTGCCGCTATCTCGGACGTTTCCCAGAAACTTCTCGACTTGCAGGGCCAGCTCTTCGCGACTCACGCGGCCCTCTTCGAACTGCACCAAGAGAAGGTGGCCCTCACTCAAAAGGTGAGAGAACTGGAAGAAGAGCGCGCGGATCGCGAACGCTACACGCTGTTCGAGATCACTCCCGGAGTCTTCGTGTATCGATTCAATGGATTTCCACATGGAGCCGGGTCCGAGAACCCACCCAGCACGGAGCCGACCCACTATCTGTGCCAGTCGTGCTATGGAGCCGGCCGGAAGGTCGTCCTTCAGCAACTCCACAAACATGGACACATCACTCTGGACTGTCCTGTCTGCAAGACCAGGCACAGAACCGGCCAGGTCGTTCGCTACCCGGACATTGGATTCGCTCGTGGAGATTTCTGACGGAGCCATGGTCAAGCCACCTTCCGTGTAGTGCCGCGCTTCTTTGGCGCCGGACCGAAGACGTCCGGGCGGAGGTCGTGGCGGGAGACGCCAGTGGCCTCCTCAATCGCCAACACATATTCAGCAGGCACCCTCTTCCACTGGCTAACAGCCTGAGAGGACACACCGCACACCCGTCCGATATGGGCGGGACCACCAAGCGCTTTGAGGGAGATGTTCTTCATGGGTAAGCACAGTAAGCCCGTCTTACCTTTGGTGTCAAGCGCCGCTTACGTGGAAACGCGTAAGGCGTTCTTACACAATGCGCAGATGAAGAGTCATCTCTGGCAGCGCATAAAACTGGCCCGCACCAATGCGGGAATGACCCAAGAGCAGGTCGGCGTAAAGCTGGGCATCAGCCGCGCAGCTGTTGCCCAATGGGAAGCAGTTCAGGAAGAAAAGCGAACCACGCCCTCTAGGGACAACCTGAAGGACTTTGCCAGAGCCACTGGCGCGCCCCTCGCTTGGCTGTATGACGACGATTCCGAACTAGCGGTCCCTGCCTCGCGTTCAGTCTCAGAAATCTCAGAGATTGAGAGTGAAGATGGGTATGTTCGTGTCCGTCAACTTGACGCGGAGGCTGGCATGGGAAGCGAGATTGAGAACGTGGACGCCCCTGAGGTGATAAGGGCAATTGACTTCGAATCGAGCTACATCCGTAGCATCGTGGGCTATATGCCTCCGCCTGGTCGTCTGTGCCTGATCGCCGGGCGTGGCGACTCCATGATGCCTCTGATCCAACCCGGCGATACGGTGGTTGTCGATACCGGAGTGACTGCCTTTGATGGGGATGGCGTCTACCTCATCAACATGGGTAACGGGCATCAGATCAAGCGTCTGCTAGATAGAGGCGTTATCCATGTGGCAAGCGAGAACCCAAGCTATGGCACGCCCTTCCCTATCCCCGACGGCACACTGATCGGCGGGAAAGTCTACCTTCGAAACAGGATCGACCGATTCAACTGAACTTTCATGGAGGAAACATGTTGCTAAGTGCACTACTTGCTCTATCGACATCTACAGCTGCAACGCCGATTACCGTCGGGACGCCAGCTGTCGTCTATAAGTGCGCCGATGCTGGCGGTGTCACGCACTATGTGTCTCGCCCGATGGATGGTGCTGACTGCAAGACTATGTACTACATCTACAAAGGCGCCACCGTAGGGATGAGTCCTGCAAGCATCCTCCCCGAATGCGTCGATTCATCTCCAGGCGGAGCCCGGGTTCTTGCCAGTCCCAGCGCTCGCGCAAGGGAATGTACGCGACTCCGTTGCGAGCAGCCGGCCAATATAGAGGCAGTTCGAAAGTACGCGATGCGTCAAGAGCAAAGCGCGAAAGATCAGTACGTTGGCCTGACGTGCATCACTCGCAAGGAACAGGATCTCCGTAGCCGCTAATCCGGCGCTCAAGTCGCAAAGATAGGCGCGCAACCTTAATTCTGAACGGATTCTGTTCCGTTCAGAATTTGCTTACGGACTTCCGTAAGTTTTGCTTGACGCGTGCGTAAGCCGGGCTTACCTTATCTCCAACGCCCCACGACACCCATCCGGGACCAGGGGCTAGGAGACGAAGGCAGTGGACAAGACCTTTGAAGTTGAAGTGGTGCGGATGCTTGGGGCAAACGCCACCTACGCAACCATTCGCATCGCAAGGACGAAGAGCGCAGTCAATCTGTCGGTCAACAGTGACCCGTTGTACTTGGGCCTGACCGTCGATCCGGCCGAAGCCGTGACCATCGGCGAGCAGCTGATCGCAGCTGGCAAGGCGGAGGGCTCGGTATGAGCCAGAAAGTCCTCACCGCATTCCACTTCGTCGCAGATACCCTCCGCGATGGCCGCCCGGTTCCGGCCGATGGCGAGCTGCTTGTCCATAACGGAGAGGTGGAGCTTTGCGCTCAGGGCCTGCATGCGAGCGTCGATCCGTACGACGCCCTGACCTACGCACCGGGCAATGTCCTGTGCTTGGTCGAGCTGAGCGGGACCATCGTTCGCGGCGACGACAAGGTGGCCGCAAGCGAGCGCCGAATCATCAAGCGCATCGATGCAGAGCCACTGATGCGCGAATACGCCCGCTGGTGCGCGCTGCAGGTTATTGAACTGTGGGATGCGCCGGAAGTGGTTCGTCAATACCTGACGACGGGCGATGAGTCTCTCCGGGCCGCCGCATGGGCCGCCGCACGGGACGCCGCATGG